TGCAGATGCACGTATCATTACTGAGATTTTTGAAAAACGAGTTATTCCTGATCTCTCTTTAGAATACGCTCATCAAGTTACTATTCCTTTAGAGGCTTGCCAGATCGAAAGAATCGATGTATCTGACTATGTTGTGGTTATTCCTCCTGAAGTATTACAGAATAGAAAGATTCTTTCTGTATTGGGAGTAAATACGGTCAATATCTATAATAACTCCTATATGGGTAATGATAGTCTTGCAGCTGGCGTTTCTTCAGTGATGTCTGCTGGCTCTAAAATGGCAGCGGGTGGTTCCAGTGTACCAGCTAACTACTTAGAAAAGACGGAAGTTATTTCTCCTAATTCTTTTATTATTAAACGCGCTCCTTATCTTAGTACCAACTGTACCATTGATATTTTGGTAGAACATGATGCTAAACTAAACACTATTGACCGTACTGCAATTTCTTACGTTAAAGAATTAAGTCTATTGGCGTGTAAAGCTTACATTTATAAAAAGCTTAAAATCCGCATCAATAGAGCAATGTTAGATGGTGGTTCTGAATTAGCGGCATTTGGTGAGTGGGTAGACACTTATGCAGATGCTGAAGAAATGTATCAGGAAAAGAAACGTGATGCTAGCCGTATTCTCTGGCAAGCTGATGAAGAACAAAACTGGAGATTGTGGCGAGTTACCATGGGTAACATGTATTGATTTAATAGAAAGATTAATAATGAAATTCAAAGTCGTACCGATAAAATCTTTAAAGAAAGATTTAAGTACCGAATCATTTATTCACCCACCTACATTTAAAGGAACTGAGAATGTTCCTATCATGGGAGATTTTGCTACTCAGATCGCTCAGAGACTAAATGAAATATTTAGTAAGACTGAAAATGAACAAGATGGCATGGCTGAATCAATGGGTCGTGACATGGGTGATAAACAAGATCCCACTAAGAGCTACATGATTGGTCGTAATGACGTCATCGCTGGAGTAGATGGCTCTATTGCCGCTACACGTAATAGTCGATTAAGCGTGGAGCATGTAGAAGGTGGTTTAGGTTTATACGATATCACTGGTGAAATAGCTAGTTTGATTAAAGGTAATAATCAGCCATTTATCTGGACAATCCAATACGAAACTTTATCAGATTACCATATCGAGAAAATTCGTAGTTTAATTGTCGATGGTTATTTTGTTAATTTGGTTATTCTTGTACCTGCTTCCGTAAAGATGGAAGATGTCGAATTGCGTTGTGGTAGTTTATTTGACTTAATGCAATCTACAGATCGATTAGCGGTATTCGCTACTTTTGTTTTGTCTGGAAACTAAAAAAAAAGAAATACTCTCCTCTACCTTAATTTGTAGAGGAGAGATTCTTATGTTTAGTTAATACTATTTCCTTTTGCTTCCAAAACCAACTGGTCTATACACTGTTTGACAACACTTCGGAAGTAAATAACATCTAAACAGTTGTGTGATAGATTAGGTCTAGAACCTGCCGTCATCATCACGTAAGAGAGTGCATCCAGAGACAACGTTAATTTAAAATTACTCATGGTTTTAAACATCTCACGAGTCGTTTCAGTTGACATAGCGGTCATTATTGTCGCAATGTTATCGTACTCACCATTTGGTTTCTTGTTGTCAGGAATACCAACGATCCTCATGCTGAATTTACCTTTACGACCATTTCCATCAGTCATCTGGAATACAACATCATCTACCTGAACACAATCTATCTGGTAAGTCCCATACTGAGTAGTAATACCAAAGTTACTGATCTTAGAATCGTTTAAACAAACACAAGTTGTCAAAACATCAAAATCAGTAATCTTAGAACCTGGAGATTCTTTATTCACATGCTCTAGTACGGTATCGTATATTTTTTCATTAATACTCTTATGGAAAAACATAGTGATTGCCGCTAGATCCGGAAAGATTTCTATCTTTGGAATAACGGTTGCATATTCGTCTTCCTCAGGATTATTAACTACCGATAAATCACTGATGTCGACAATAACCTTATCAGGATAGTTACTGACTTCTTCACAGATACTGACTAATAATGATGAGATTCCATTAGCGTAATCAGCACGGATTTCTTCACGATGTTTAGGATCGTTGAAATCGTATATGTAGTCCAGTGGTACGTTCCCTACTGGACCTACTACCAGGTTGGTTATTTCCATTATAAACCCTCTACTCGATCGATAAGGTCAAGAACACGTTTTACAGTTGGTTTACTTGTATCCAAGTCAACTGTAAATGCATCACCACCTAGATCAATAGAATAACTCTTAATGTTCAGAACAGAAGCCAATGCTTCCATTTTGACCAAGAGTACTTTGGCTACTTTAATCGTAGCCAAAAGAAGATCCATTGGTGTGTATTCGTCTTCAGGACGAATATTTTCCAAACTTTCCATGTGATATTTGATATTCTCCATGTAACGAATGGTTAAGTTATACATCATTTCGTTTGCTTCTTGAGCAGTAATAGTTGGTTTCATTTTGATTTCCTTTTAAGTTAGTTAGATTAAACAAGCGCCCAGTTAGTAATGGTTGCTTGTAGGTCAGACGGAGTATATCCATCGCGAGGGAAGATATCATTACCTTCCTTGTCGATAAACAACTCCAAGAAGTATTCGACAATATCGAATACGTTAATGATGCACATGATTGCATCTAATTGGAATACTCGTTCGAGATCCAAATTTTGGAAAGTACGCGAAATATAATCTTCGAAATCATCCAGTACTTCTTGACTATATTCTCCTTTAAATTCCAAGAAGAGATAGGTCAAGTATTCCAAGATACCACGTACGTATTCTTTATCAAGATTACGATAGAACTTTAACATGGTAACAAATACCAAGAAGTGAGATTCTTCTGTAGTAAAGTTACCAATGTAAGAAGCGTGATCAGCACCCAAATTAATGAAGAAGTAGATACTGGAATTGAGCGTACGAGTCACTTCGCTTTGTACTCGTTCTCGCTGCCAAGAACTTTCTTCTTCAGATTCTAAATAATACTCAATTAAGAACAATACAGCCATGTGATATACTAAGGCTATTTCATCTTCTGATGCTTTTGTTAAATCCATAATTGAATTATTTAGATTTAACGATTGATCGTAGTCAATCGTGGTTGGGAATTTGATTTGTGGAAATACTTGGGATTCTTCACGATTAGCAGTCCATTCATTGAATCCTTCTTGGATCGATGTGATCTGACCCACGTGCATCATGTAGTATGATGACGACGTGATGTGTTTAATTGTTTTGCTGACGATTTCTTTATCAGCTAAAATCAGGTCTTTAAGAGAAATAGATTTCTCTCCTGACTTAATTAAACTTACAGCTTCTTTAAAAAAGCTTTTCAAAACATCTTTGTTCATGGTTAATATCCTTATAAATTAAATTAGACTAAAAACAAAATAAATTAGATAGATAAATCGATATTAGGAGATTGGTGAACCCAATCTCTTTTAAAAATTATGTGTCATCAGCATTAAAATGCTTTGATAATTCACTTTAATGATATATAACTGAAATATTTTATAAAAGGCAATAAACAGAATGATTTTATTTTTAAAAGACTGGGATAAACCCGAAAATAAAAATTGCATTGTGCATACAAGCACTAAAAATCAGTCGTTTATCGACTTAGCAAATATTTACAAGAAGATGGGTGTTAAAAACTATTATTTCCATCTTGCTTTACATGATCCTGATTTAGAATTTGTAAATCCATTTGATCCAAATTTAACCCCTCACATGATTTCTAAAATCGCTACAGAAATCGCAGTAAATCCATGGTACTTCTTTAGAGAATTAGCCCAAGCACCTGACTCGAATGAAGATACTCGTATTTTCTTTAGAGCTAATAGAGCAAACATCTCTTTGTTCTGGTGTTTCTTTAACCATTGTCAGTATTTCTTGATCCAGCCACGACAAACTGGTAAGTCATTCTCTACAGATATTATCATGCAATATCTGTTGTGTTTCCGTAAAAGTCTTAAGATGCTTCTTTATACAAAAGACTCTGACTTACGTACTGTAAACGTGATTCGCCTTCGTGCGCTTATCGCTACTTTACCTTCTTATTTAAATCCTATTACTCGTAAGGATAGTAATAATACAGAAGGTATTACGGTATTAAGTAATAATAACTATTACAATACCATTATTGCTCAGGAATCTGAAGATGCTGCTTATAAGCGTGGTCGTGGTAATACGGTGGAAGTTCGTCAGTGTGATGAGGTGGCATTCTGTAAATTAAACCACATTACTATTCCGTCTATGGGTTCGTCAATGGACGCGGCGAGACAAAAAGCTTTAGAACAAGGTAAAGAAACTTGTTCTATCTTCACAACAACTGCTGGTAAAAAAGATACACCACATGGTCGTTGGGCTTATGAGGTGTGGAATGAATCTGCACAGTTTGATGAAAAGTATTTTGATTCTTTCGATGCTGTTGAATTTGAAAAACGAGTAAAAGCTGATTCTAATCCTGTCGATCCTTTATTTAAAGCCATTGGTCTTTTCCAAGTACAAGGAACTTTCTCTCATCGTCAATTAGGTTATACTGACGAATGGTTGATTGAGAATATGGCTCGAAACAAAGTAACAGGTGAAGATGCATTACGAGACTATTATAATGTTTGGACATCCGGTACTGAGTCTTCTCCATTTACGGTAGAACAAGCACAGATGATCAAGAATAGTGAATGTGATCCAGTATTTAGAGACATTGGTAAATTTGGTATTGTTATTAATTGGTACGTAGACAATCATGAACTTTCTACTATATTCAATAATTGTCCGATTATTGTGGGCTTGGACTCTTCTTCTGCTATTGGTAAGGATGCCTGCTCACTAACCTTTGTAAATGCTTTAGATCTTAATATCATTGGTACTGCCAGTATCAGTAAAGTTAATCTCTTCCAATATGCTCAATGGCTTTGTGATTTGATTATTCGCTTTCCTAAACTACTGTTGGTTCCTGAGAATCGATCATCTGCACAAGGTATTATTGACTTCTTAATTGAAACATTGCCTGCTCATGGCATTAATCCATTTAAGCAAATCTTTAATACGATTGTCCATGAAAAAGATGAGAAAGCCAGGGCGTTTATGATGATGGATGCTCACCCTAATCCAGCCAGTGTAGCCAATATGTATCGTAGTTCATTTGGTTACAGTACTTCTGGTAAAGGTCGTTATAGTCGTGATAACTTATACGGTGAGACATTCTATCGTGCGATAGATGTTATTGCTGATAAAGTAAAAGACAAGAAACTGATTCGTGAATTATTAGGATTGGTTATTATCGACGGTAGAATTGACCATGGTTCTGATAAAGAAGATCATGATGACCAAGTAATTTCTTGGTTATTGGCTTGTTGGTTTGTATTTAACGGACGTAATGTTAATTATTACAATATCAACAAAGGAAGATTCTTGTCTAATGTTGTTACTGCAGGTGAAGAAATCGATCCTGTGAAACAGATGCAACAAAGAGAACAAGAAGCATTGAAAGATAAGATTTCTAATCTATACGAAGAATTATCTAATACTGAAGACCATTTTGAGTTTGCTAAATTAGAGAAAACCATTCGTCTATTAGAATCTCGTTTAACTCCTGAATCTAGATCTCAAATGGCAATGTCTGTATCCGGCATGATCGATGACTTAAAAGAGACTCGTCGTATTAATGCTTTGCGTTCTTCTCCCGATATGTTGAATGACGTAATGGATGGATTAAGCCACATGAGTGATGTGTTTACAGGCAATCCTTATTTTGGTAATCGTTATGGAAACATGACAAATGGTATTTATCAAAACCCTAATGATATTAGTGATATTAATTACTGGTTAAGTTAATCGACATAAATGAATTACTCTCCTACTCAATTAAGAGTAGGAGAGTAAATTCTATTTTACTTTATCTTGCTTTAAGATATCTGACATTTTGATGTCTAAAAAAGCAGAAGCAACTGCGTTAATCTGTTGTTTCTCGTCATAGAATCTAGATAGCAATGCAGGTATCTGCATAGTAGAATTCATCACTCGAGCAACTTTATCAGGGAAACAGTCTGGAACAATCCCTGTTATCTGATAAAGTACAAATTTACGTTGCTTTTTCCTAAACCATCCTACATTTTTTCTTTTCATCAAATAGGTTCTCTTAATGATTACAATATCCATAGGACAATTATATTTTGTCATGATGGTAATAATTGTAGGTTTAGACTCGTCTATCTTAGAAAAATAAAAGTCTGTAGAGATTAGATTTGAGAGGTTATGGGCTGTCTTACAAGTCTTAGCTAATAACTTTTCAAAAAAGCTCATTTCTCATTCCTTAAAGTAATATTTATTAAATATACACTTTAAGAATAATGTAATTGCCAATGTTAAAATAATTATTTACGTTATCCTTGGTAGTGTTTCATGGTGAATGCTCTTAATACGATATAAAGCATGACACCGGTACGAGTAGCTGCAATAGCTGATCCAGATTTCACTTTCGTAGCTCTTCTAACAATACCTTCCATGTCATCTCGAATTTCCAGAAGTGTTTCTTCTGTTGTTCGTGATGAAGTATAAACACCTTTCATCTTGGAAAGTAATCCAGAGATGTCAGATTTATTTTTCATGGTATTTCTATTAAGATACAGATAGGATAATAAATGATTCATGAGTTTAGCAACAATTTCATCAATCTCTAATTTTCCTTCTGATCCTTTACCATAGGTATCGCTAATCCAGCTTAAAGTACTTCTGAACATTTGGGCAGGCATGGTTTTATTACTGTTCTCAATAATCGAGATCAAATCTAATTTGATGAACGAATGTTTATCAGCAATAATACCTTCGAGATATCGTTTATAAGTCTCTAATGATTTCTCTTTGTCTTTTAACACCTCTTCGCCATCAGATTCAATAAACGTAGACGAACTAGAAGTAATCGTCGTTGTTTGAAGATTCTTTTGGACATTGTAGATGTTCTTTAACATATTCTTAATACGTGATTGAGAGTCAGTAATCATGTAACCTACTGAATAACCAGTATTACGAATATCTACATCCATTTTCTCAATAGTGAGTTTATGGATCGAATGTTTCATGTCTGTAGTATCATCACCACGTTCTCGTAATACGGCTAACCACGAACCTAATCGCTTAATAGCGTATTTATTAGACATCGATGACAATGTAGCTTCAGCTGTTTGTTTTGAACAAGGATATGGCCAGTGACGTTGCATACGAGACGTTAGGAAACGAATGTTCATGACGATGATGATGTCGGACATTGCTTTTTGTTTCTTAGTTTCTGGTATTTTCGTTGATTTCCAAATAGCGTGAACTAACCAAACACAGCTTAATGAAAATGGATCCGAAGCTACTAAGTAGTGAACTGGAGAAATTAATTCAGCTAAGTCAGGGGCAATATCTAACTCATCGATTCTTAGTATTTCTTCAAACCACTTTAAACGATCCGAGTTAACAAACTTAACAACAGTATCACCAATAGTATCACCACCAAAAAACTGAGCATGTTCTGGTGATTTAGTAATAAAGGAATTAAGGTATTGTTCAATTCTATCACATAGCTTTGTATCTATAGATAGGTTCGAGCAATGGTCATTAAATACCTCTCGGACATTTTTGTACATTTAATAAATTCCTTAGTGTAAAAAAAAATAAACAAGTATGGTCAAAAAATAGAGAGTATTCCTAAACGGAATACTCTCTAATCTTCAATCACTTATCAGTTTAAGATGACCTATTAGTAATGTTCAGTTTTGATTTACGAATACTGAACCAGAATTCACAGAAATCCTCAATGATCAATTCAGGATTTACTAGATGTACATGTTCTGGTTTAACATAATTATTGATAACAATATCGATTTGTTCCAGTACTGTTTTACACGCACGATTGAAATTTTCGATAGAGAAAGAATCAATTTCAAAACAACGACCAACACGAGACACCCATTGTTTTTCTTTACCTTTCTTCCACAAATCGTAATTTGTATCGTAACTTGGGTCTACTTCACGATATACCGCACGATGAGTGAAACGTCCAGAATCATTAGTAAAAGTAATGCGACTAATTACTTTATGCTGGTCTGGCGAATCGCCAATTACAAATGTAAATGTTTTAGAAATAGCATTGGCTACAAATTCAAAATAATTCTCATTATTGATCAGATAATTATTAATCTTCGTAGCTTGGGCAATTTTATCTTCTTCAGAATCAGCACCCCAGAAATCATTTAAAGAATCGCGATCCACTGTCAGTACTTCACGAGCACCTACCACTTCTAAATAACAATGAACGATATTTTTAGCATGTGATGAGAATGCTTCTTGGATATCGGAATCTACATTTCCGTAATTCTCAATAATCCAGACGTTTACTTTCTCAGGAATAATCTCACTAGTGATACCGATAAGATTTCCTGGTAAATATTCTTCTCCTTTCAAAAGACGAATATCTTTACGTACTTTTTCTAAACCAGGTTCATCAATCAAAACCAAAGTAAAGTTAACATTCATTTTTCATTTCCTTTAATAAAGTTTACAGGTATTACTTCATCTTAATAATATAGATTTAAAATAAATAAAAATACTCTCTACCCCGATAAGGAGTAGAGAGTATTTTACTATTAAGAAATTACAACAGGGAATGGAGCAATACTGTAGAATACATCGTTGTTATTGTATCGAGTAAAGAATACTAATGATACAGTAGATGTTGCTTTACAACGAGTAGGTACAGACAAATCCTGATTCCACATGCTAATAGGGAATTCGTGTTCTTGACCACCTACTAACAATTTAAACATGTTAGGTTTAGGTGCTTGATTTTCACGATTCGTACGATATTGAGGCATGGTTGAGTAATATACTTTTCTTAACCAATCATCGAGATCTGTACAGCTATTAGCAAAATTATAAGTATAATTCGTACCAGTAAGGACACGTACATTACAAACTAATCCTTCGCCATATGGAGGATTCTGATAAGCTTCAAAACCCAGTAACCAACGATCAGCAGTAGCGTCAGCTGCATTACGCAACAAACGAATGTCTACTTGTTGTGGATGAATATGTTCACGGAATGTATTGTTCAGTACACCTAAGTCAATCGCTACATTCAATTGTTGGTTAGGTCCGAAGAGTTTACCATTCAATGAACGAATCGGTGAATTAGAAGTAATGTACACATCGTTAGTCACATCGATCCATTGGTTACGATCCAATGTAAATAAATACCAGTCGAGCTGATAACCAACAGTATCATTTACCCAACGTGGAACTGGATAGAGTTTAACTGAGTAAGCACCATCACGTTCAGTAATGGTATAGTTAAAGCTACGAGTGACGAAATAACGATTGTTGTTATTAATCACATTGACTGATTTCTCATTAGCACCAAGGTAGTACTTGAGTACCAAAGTACCTTTCACACCGACTGTTGATTCTGATGCACGGTCCAGATATAACAATTCGAATTTATTACCATCGACTGGGTAGGTAACAATAGTACCATCAGTATAGTGTACTTTACCCATGATGTTAATAGAGTTCTTCAAGATCTGTTCAGGGATCAAGAGATTCGATTCATCCTTAGCATCGATATACATCGAATCAATAGAGATTGCGGAGATGAATTTATCTGCATCGGATACATCACGAAGAAGTGCCGATTTCTCAACAATAAAGTTAGTGCGAGATAACAAACCACCTTTATCATCATAAACCAGAATCAAGACCATTTCGCCTTGTTCTAATTCATGCGCTGAATAAAATGGAGGCAAATACCATTGAGTAAGGTTATTTGGATCTTGCTGACCAATCGGTTCTAAAGGAATCTCATTACCAATTACATTATAGCTAGCATCGTATCGTACTGAAATTGGCAGCCCACCAGCGCCAGCTACGGTTCCTTTAAAAGCAATCGCATGATGAGGTAATGAACCTTGGATATGGAATTGTGCGGGCACAGTCAATGTAGGTCGTACTACCGAATCATCGTAAAAGATTTGTCGTGCACAAGGTGTTGCTAATGTACCGCCAGAAAAGAAACGACCTTCGTCTTTAGACATTTCATCAGAAGATGTCTTAGAAGAGATCTCTTCTAATTCTGGAACCAAGGTGGTCTGGTTAACAGCAATAACCTTGTAATAAGTAAAGGTATTCGTATCTAATACGAAGTCACCTACCTTAGGTACGTATTTACGATGACCTTCCTGACCTAAATAAATATCATGAATTGCCCATATCCGCCATACCTGAGAATCATCTAGGATAGGAGGTTCACCATCAATACCGACAATGGACACGTTCGCAGCAATACCACGACCGTATACAGGCTGATTCA